GATTGCTGTGCCTAATAATTTTGTAATAGGTCCACCTTCTGCAGCTGTCCCATCGTGAGTGTGCCCTGAAGTTACAGCAAATGCAGCAAGAACTTGATCAAATTCTGCATTTATATCTGATGCTTCAATAACACCCCCATCAACAATAGCTGATGAACTCTGTCTTGTATATGCTGCTCCCATTATCTTCTTCCCCCTGGTGTAAATTCTAATTGAAATCCTTTTATTGCAAAAGGTGAGTTTGTACTTGTGTCTGTTATTTTTAATGCTACAGCAAATCCTGATCCTTCTATTGATTCCCTAGTTATAGGTAAATCTCCTTGACCGTAAGCTGCTGTACCAAATAGTCCTGTTCCAAAATAGGCTCCACTACCAGATGATTCTAATGCTATTAAACTTGGTTGAGGAGTATTTATGTCGTCATAATTATATTTTATAAATAAACTAGAACTTACAACACCTTCAGGTTCCCAGTTTAAATTTATTCTTTCCATAGATTTTCTAATTCCAGCATCACCCATTGTCATGTCTGGTGATCTGTATGTAGCATCAATAGCAGATGTTGAATTTGCTGTTGTAAATACATTTCCAGATTCTTGTAAGTATATATATCCATCATATCCACCATGTACTACAGTTTCTACATTACTAATATAATCAGAATCACAACTAGAAACTTTTAAACCTTTTATATCAGCATACTCAAATCCTAATTGACCTGTATTTGGGTTAGATTTAATAACAGCTAGTAAACCTTTAGAACTACCTTCTAAGCCACCATCAGTAGGATAGAATAATCTATATTGAGATTTATTTCTAATTACTGTAGATGTTACGTTATGGTATCCAATTTGATTAATTCTTTCTTGTACTTGTTTTGATATAGTACCTAGTTCTACATCACCAATTCTTTCTGTACCAGCAATTGTTCTTAAGCCATCTGCTGCTAAAAATATTAAATCTCCACCTAATTCTTGAATAGAGTTGTGTGCTATTGTACCTACGTTTTTAGCAACTTCAGCTAGTGCAAAATTACTAGAACTAGTACCTGTTAATTTATAAATTTTTCTTTGACAGAATATAAATAATTCATTTCTAAATACTTTTAAGCCAGTAACAACATCACCAACTTTTATTTCTCCTGCACCTGTATCAAAATCATCTTCAGTAAAAGGTCCTGAAAAAATTATACTATGTGTTGCATTAGACATTCCACCATAAAATACATGGTTAGCAAATGATTTAACAAATTTAGGATTAGTAGGGGCACTGCCTCCACCTGTTGCATTTATAACATCTACTGCAAAACTTGTATTTACTGTAAATGCTGCAGCCTCACCTGTTGCAACTATAATTTTACTTGTTCCATTAAAATTAAATTTATCAAAATCGTATGTGTGAGTTGTCCCTAAACTAGTTGCAAGTGATGTCCATGACCCACTTGTACCACCATAAGAAACTGTACCACCTCTACCTACAATTATTTTATCATTAAATACTGCTGACATTTGTACTCTTTCTGCAGCAGATGATACTTGTGGAACAATTGTAGAATTGTATTTTGTTGTACCATTTAATCTTCTATACCCACCCTCTGTTGATGGCTCAAAATTTATTAACTGCAATGCTTCACCTGGTTGCATATCATAAACATCTTTATTTAAGACTAAGCCTCCACCACATGTAGCATTAAATGGTTGAATATCAGAAGTGTTTGGCATTATTTATTTTTTTTATTTAATAATTTAATAGCTTCTTCTAGAGTAATATTAGGCATTACTTTAATACCTAGTTTTTTTTCTAATTTATCTTTAATTGAAGAACCTGGAAGTTTTTCAAGATCTCTATAATTAATTCCTGGTCTATATGTTGCTTCTTTTACATTTTCAGCTTCTGCTTTATTTGCTTCTATTGAAAACTTTGGATGTTCGTTTGTATATTTTTTACCTGCATTATCTGTTAGTGCCATAATATTCCTATTAGTTTGTCATTGTACCAGAAGATCCTACACCTATTCTTGAATCTTTCATATATTCTTGTCTAGATGCGTAGTCAACTCTTAGTAATTTTAATTTTCTTTGAAAGTCTCTATCTGCTAATGTAGCATGTTGAGGATCTGATCTTAACATATATGTATAATATTTTGATCTATCAACAATTAAAGGTCTAAATCTATCTGGTAAAGACATAGTATCTCCATGTGCTGATAATTCTGTGTGTGTCTGATAATAATCATATTCAATTGAATAATCATCTGCATCTGGTATAGGACTTAATCCATAGCTTGAATAGCTAGGTTTTCTATAAACATATACAGGTAATGCATATGACCCATCTCCATTATCTACATCAGTTGTTTTAAATCTTTGTAGCCAATCATCATATGTTATGTAATGTAATTTTCTAGGTGCTACATTGTCTCTAGAAACTCTAACATAATCAATATCTAAATTAGTTGAAGTTACAGTATTATTTAAAGTTATAAAAGTTGTCTGTGCTGTAGCTGTAAATGTTGTTTCAAATATTTTACCTGCACCATAATCACTTACTGTTGCTGTAGTATTTAAATTTTGAGTTCCTTCTGCAGCTGTACCAACTTGAATTTTTAAAGCTTGACCAACACTTTCTGTATCATAAAATTTTAATTGTAATTTATAAATTTTATTTACTGTGGTTGTAATAGATTGATGTGCTGCATAATCATTTAATCTTAGTCTACCATTACCAGTTGCTGTATATGCTGCACTTCCTGCACCAGCTATTGTAGTCCAGCTAGTTATATTAGATGTAAACTCACCATTTGTAATTAACTCAATTGGTTTTAAGAAAAAAGAATCCCAGTCAACTTTACGCATATCTGATTCTAAAGAATATTCTTGAGTACCTGATACTGTACTTTTTGTTGTACTAGTATGCAGAGCTGGTATTTCTCCTGCTTCATTATAAATATCATGAATAGATTTATTAACAAAGTTTTTAACAGAAGTTTGTATGCCTCTGCTATTACTAAAATTTGAACTTGTTAATGCAACTTCATTTAATTCTTGTAAAACATTGTTGCTTAGTGTTAAGTATGTTGTAGCCATATTTATTAAGATTCTTTGTTGTTATTTTCTGTATTGTTATCTTCTGCAAATTGTTCACATCTAATTAATAATCTTTTAATCCTAGACTGTGCTTCATCTAATTGCTGTTTTAAATCATCAATCTGCTTTTTTAATGCAGTGTGGTCAGATTTATATTCAGAAATTATTTCAAGAAGTTGATGTCTTTTCTGATATTGCATTAAGCATTGAAGTTATCTTATCTAATTTGTTAGATTGCTCTTCAACTTTAGTTTCTAAATTTTGTATTTTATTCTTAGTAGTTGTATCTACTCCACTTCCTAATTGAGCAGAGACTTGTCCCGTACTAGCACGCTTACCATCTACGTAAGTTTCTTTTAGCATATTATGTATAGTCATTTTATTTCCTATTATTATTTATACGGGGGTTCTAAACAAGGGGAGATATAAATACCCCCCCTTAAATTGTTTATCTATTAGTTGTTGTCAGTTTCGTCAATACCAGATATGTCGCATAAAACTGCCCATACCCTAATTTTGCCGACTGTTGACTGAGCACCTGCTACTAATACATCAATTGTATCTGCTACTTTACAAGTAAGCATTGGTGCACCATCAGCAACGTCTCTAGGTGCATAACTAGCACCTGTAGCATCGTAAGCATCTACGAAAGCATCAGGATCCGAAAATCCTGCTGTACTTCCTGTAATACCAACATCTAGTACTACTGAAGCTGAACAAGCTACGAGTACTTCTACTCCTGCTGCCATTACTAATGTTTCCGCTGGAACATCGATCGCTTGAACGACATCATTTTGTGCTGGATTAAACGTATCCAGATTTACTGTGTTTTCAACTAAGTAAGGTGTTCTACCATTAGACGGATGCCCTGTAGTACCACCAACTCCTGTTTTATCCCAAGTTGCCATAATATATTTCTCCTATCTATGATTAACCTATTGTTATTACGCCAGAGTAAACTGCTTCAGTTCTTAGAACTTTTCTTCCAAAAACGTGCAATCCTCTAACTATGTCTGAAAATGAATCAGGGTCTCTGATAAGTTCAGTTTTCGCAATATGGTTTGCAGTTGCTACTGCACCTTGATGTCCATAAAGGAAAGCGTACTCATTAGCACCTGCTGATCCAAAAGTTTTACTTGCTGCTGCTCCACCTGATACAGCTATAGCATTAGTAGTATACATTCTAAACCCAAATAAAGGTCTATCTGTAATCATACCATTTCTCATAGCTGAAGCTGATCCATCATTCATTATTGATTGATCAACGATTTTAGCACCTGCTTTTCTAAGTTGTTGATAGAAAGCTGGTGGTGCAACGAACCATCTATTTTCTTCTGGTACATCTCCACCATCAAGAACTGTTTTAGCTGCTGACATAATATCTGTTAATGTGTCAACTGCTGCATCACCATCGATAGGTGAACCGTCTGTTCCTGTATTAGCTGCTGATGTAGACGCTCCGTCATAAATCGCACTTAATACATTAAAGTCGTAGTTCTTTTTAAGTGCATAAGCACCTGAAGAAGTTGCAAGAGCTTCAAAGTTTACATGTGATTGTCTTTCTTCGATGTCATCTACTTTAAACGCAAAGTACGAACCTTGGTCGACTGTCAATTGAATTTGATCGTCTGCAAGTGTTTGCGTGTTAACTGTTTGACCTCTAGCGTAGTCATTCACCGTAATAGTCGGCTCTTTTATTATATTTACTGTGTCGCCAAAATTTTCAATTTCTCCAGCATAATCAGTGTTTGTAATATCTTCTACAACTGATGCTCTTCTGAAAAATTTTTGAACCTTTTGACTATAAATTGCTGGTGCCCAGTTACCTGATGGTAAATTCTGATAGCCAGCTGCTTTTCCCATTGTTGCCATAATGTTTGCCTGTGGTTATAGTTGTTAGTTTAAGGTTGAATCCTACCTTCTCTTGAGGCTTCATCGATTTCAGCTTCAAACTTCTCAAACGTTCTTCTATTCATCTTACTAATTTCAGAGTTAGACCAGATTTTCTTTGTAGGAAGATCTGATTCAACAGCTTTTTTAGTTTTAGATATTGCTTTGGCAGCTTCTTTTTTAAGATTTGTACTTTCCTTTTTACTTAAGTCACTAATGCCTCGATCCATTTTATATAGATCAATTGCTCTAGCAGCTAATGTAGCGTTAGATGTATTTTCATACAACCAACCTTGGATAGTAGGATCTTGTTTTCCAGCCCATTCATGAAAATCGTCTTCTTGACGAAGGTCACTAAAGTCAGGATGGATTCTTAGAAGTTCTACTTCTGCTTTCTCTTTACTAATTTGTTCTTGTTGAGCTTGTAAACTTTGGTATTTCTCCTCCATCTCTTTAGCTCTAGTATCAGCCTTTGTCATAGCTATGGTTTCAACCATTTCATAAACATCGGGATACTCCTTTCTCCAGGCTTCTAATTCAAGCTTAGATTTAGGTGGAACAAATTCTTTAGTAGATGTTTCCAATTGCGTTCTTAAAGTTCTAACTTCATCTTTGTGCTTAAATAAAGTAGAATCATAGTGTTTTTTTAAATCGTCATAACGTTTCTTAAAAACACGATCTTCTGCATTTTCAGGGCGTTCAGTTGAAGGAGTAGCTTTGCCATCGTAGCTTGCAATTTCTTCAGATGTTTCTGTGTCCTCTTGAACGGTTGCTGTCTCTGCTTTCTCTTCGTTAAACTTACTTAATTCTCCTCTAGCAAATGCCTCAGTTTCGGGATCACTTTCGTCATCTCTATGTTTCTGATACATTGATTTGCTATCTGGTTTCTTAAATAGTTTATCTTTTTTCGTTTCAACTTCCTTAGAAGCTGTAACTACTTTTTCATTTTCCATTATTTTTTCCTCTTGGGTTGAGTGCCTTATGGATAAGGGTAGCTCTAAACTGTTTCCATATTTTGTGGGCTAGCCATTAAACCTGCTTGTTCAGTAGGCTGACTAGGTGGCACATTGTTTGTTTCCATCGGTTGATCCATAAGTGATGTAACTTCTGTTAGGAAGCTATTTACAGCCTCTTGTGGATCTGCAATACCATATTTCTGTGTAGCAAAATTGCTAATAGCAGATAGTGGTAATACTACATTAGGTTCGTTAGGTCCTATTTTTTCCATTACTGGAGAAAATTCTGGAACTATTTTACCTAATGCTATCTTAACAGATGGAGATAAAATAGCACTTATGGCTGCTCTATCTTCAGCTGTTAAAGTTTTAAATCTTTCTGCAAGAACAACTTCAATTTCAGTAGAATCTGGAAATTGTTCTCTTAAAGATAATTCTGTATTGTTTGATACTTGCTCTACTGGTGCTTGCTCTACTGGTGCTTGCTCTACTGGTGCTTTCATTGCACTCATGTCTGGAGCAGCAGGAACATTTGGTCTTTTATTTAGCATACCTGTCATTGTTGCACCTGTTTGATCTATTGCCATTATGCTAATACCTCTTTATTTTTTTTATTTTTAATTAATTTACTAATTCCTAAACTTACTTGCTCTATTAATGTATTATATAATAATCCTCTTAATGTAAATTTATCTTTTCCTAAAGTATATTTTACATATTGTATTTTATATTTCATTATGTGATGCCAAAATTTTGTAAGTAATTTATTTGTTTTCATTTTTTTAGCAGTTGGCATTGCCCATATCCAGTAACCTTTTAACTCATCTTTATCCCATTTATTTAATGTATAATCCCAATGAATTTTGTAGTCATTATCGGATATTAATTTTTGTCTATTTAATTCTGTGCATATTACTGAACTTGAAACTACTTTTCCAATTATCCCACCTGCTACTGCACCAATAGGACCACCTACTGCCATACCTATTGCAGCACCTGTTCCTGCTGCCTGACTTTCTTTTTTACTAGCACCCATCATTTGTGCTACACTATACCCCATCGCACCTGCAGTTCCTACTCCACCAACTGTACTTGCACCAACTGGCGTTTTACCAAGTTGTGTTATAGGTGTCATTATATTACTTTGATTTGTTGTTTGAGCAATATTTAATACACTGTCACCTTTAATAGCTTTGTATGTATTTAAAGCAAAGTCTGCACCTTTAAATAAATTATTAGTTAGTTGTGCTCTTTTAGCTAATTTTTGTTGATCTTCAATTAATTTATATGCTTTTGCTAATCCATCATCTTGTGTACTACCTGTTGTAGAAGACATAGCCATTACTTTTTGTAATGCTGTTTGACCTGTACTTTCTGGTGTTCTTTCAGGTTCTTGAAATGCTATCTCCTGTCTACCACCAGTAGTTGATGAAGTTTCAAACTGTCCTGTTTTAGGATCAAAATTTGTAGTATACTGACCTGGAGTTTCTCTCATAACTTTTTGTGTTTGAGATGCAACAGATGTATCTACTACAGATTGACTAGTACTACCTTCATAGGCATCTAGTGCAGTATTAAGTGTACTTAAATTAGAATTTGTAGGAGCAGTTGTTGCTGCATCTACGTATTCATAAGTACCATCAGATTGTTGAATTAATTTTATCATTATATTTTTTCTTTATTGCGTTTCTCCGCCTCTTGGAGATTCAGAATTTGCCGCACTAAAACCAGCTTCCCCTGGCATCGGTACATTTCCCGTTCCGATGTTGCCACCTCCAGCTCCAGTTGGATCTGTTGGCGAAGCTCCTTCAGGTACAGGCATAGGCTGTCCCATTTCTTTTTGTCCTGCAGTAGCGGTATTATTGTTTTGATTTCCATTTGCCATCCCCATTATTTGTGCATATATAGCTGCTTTCTCTGGATCATTAACCAATTGATCTGGATCAATATCTAGTGACTTAGCAACTTCTTTTAAACATGTATGCCATTTAACAAACGGTGCTAACGATGGGTTAGACGCTGTCTGCATAAATGTCATTAGTCTTTGTGATCTTACTTCTTTTTGCATTAAGGAAGCTGTTCCTTGTGCCTTAACTTCTAGATCACCTTTTATTTCTGGAGCCTCATCATTAAATTGCATGTTCCAATGGTACAATGATTCTCCTAGGGGTTTTAATAAATAATCGTCAATATTTTTAATTACTGTTTTAATACTTAAAGCTGCAGCACCCATAAGCATTGACATACCTGCTGCTGTTCTTGTAGTTGATTGTACTCCTGTTGCTCCATGAGAGTATGAAGGAATACCAGTTGACTCATCAGCTAGTTGTCTAAATTTATCAAACATCATTAAGTTTTCACTTGCTGTATTTGGAAATTTAACTCCATGTATTGCCTGACCTGTCTGACCACTTTGTCTTCTAAATATTTTACCAGGAAATACTTTCATATCTTGACCTGGTACTAACATAGTTTCATCAACATCAAATACTAAATTACCAGCTAGTGCTAGGTTATCAATTGCCATTCTTGCATGACCATTCATAACTTGTTGTGAGTCATCCATATTTTCTGGAATACCTACTCCAAAAAATTGATAAGGATTTAATTCATAAGGGCATACCAAATAAGGTAACCTTACTGGTGTAAATGGATTTTCAACCATTCTAATTACATGATTACCACATAACCATATGTTAACATGTATTATATCAGATTCTGTTTCATATACTAATCCACACTCATCTGCTTTTTCTTTATCAACAGTTCCCCAATATTCTAATATTTCAAATCTGTTTTTATAAATGTTTGTTACATTCTCTCTATCATAAAGTGAAGACTCATAACTTCTTGTTTGGTAGTTAGGTCCTTGTTCTAGACAGGCTCTAATTTGTTTTTCTCTAAACATAGGCTTGTCTATTAGACCTTCAAGCTGTTGTTTATTATATGAATGTCTTTGTATTACATATTCACAATCATTTATATTTGTTGCATTAGGGTCTGGATAAAAATCCCAACACGAT